ACCATCACGACCCGTCGTATTCGACAATCCAAGTCACTTCGCTCGAAGCGGGCATCATCGCCCGAAGCGAGATCGAAAGGGCCAGGAAGAGCCTTCCGAAGCGCGCGTTCGAGCAAGAGTACATGGCGACGTTCAACGCGCCGGTCGGGCTTGTGTACGACGAGTGGAACGCCGAGCGGCACGTTGTCGGGCGGCACCAACTGCCCGACCACTTCGACGAGTACATCGTCGGCGTCGACTGGGGCACAGCCGCTCGCGGCGCGATGCTCGTCATCGGCGTGGACCGCGTGTTCATCCCGGGCACGGACGAATACGAAGCGTGCGAGATGCCGCGTTGCTGGGTCATCGAAGAGCACAGCGCTTCGGGCGTGCCCTACACCGAAGATGGCTGGTGGAAGATCGCTCGCGGGATTCAGCGGCAGTACGGGCCCACGCGCTGGTACTGCGACCCCGCGGGCGGCAGCGACGACGCGACAAGCGCTCGCGCCGCAGGCTACCTACGCCAACTCTCCGACGTGCTCTACAGCGAACCAGGGCGGACGAAAGTCGTCCCCGCGGACAACCGCGTGAGCCCTGGGATCTCCGCGGTGCAATCGTTCATGCACTTCGATGACGTGCTTGGCGAGAAGCCGCGTTTCTTCGTGCTTGACACCTGCAAACAATACATCGGCGAAGTCGAATCGTATCGGTGGGCCGCGAACCCGAAGACCGAGGACGAGTTCGAGGACCGCCCGGTCAAGCACAACGACCATTTGCAGGATGCCTGTAGGTACCCCATACACTCACACTTCTTCTCCAAGCGTCGCGGCGGCTCACGGCTCGAGGCCGGTAGTCACGAAGCGCGCGGCGGCTGAGACGAACCCCATTGGACGCACCGGACATCTTCAACGCGCCGGAGCGCCTTTGCGAGACTGCTCGCTATCGCGAGATCGCACGCCTTGACGCCTACTTCCGCGGCACCCAATACGATGGGCGCGCGGACTGGTACACGGGCGAGACGGGCAACGGTGAGCGCGTCCCGCTGCGCGAGCGAAAGCCGTGCATCATCTATCCGCTCCCCAAGGCGGCGACGAATGAGGCGGTCCGCTTCGCGATCGGCGAAGGCCGCTTCCCCACGCTCGCCGTCGAGGACGTGGACGCCGATGATGCCGTCCGTCCCGAACTGATGGTCTCGGAGTCGGAAGCGGAGCAGCTCACCAAACTCGTCAGCGACCTCGCGCGAACGTCGCACCTGAAAAGCGCGGCACTCCAGATGATGCGCTCGGGGTTGTCGTGCAAGACGGCCCCCGTGGTGCTTGGCATTCGGCGCGGCGAGATCGCGCTCACCCTCCCACGCCCGCAGGACTGCTTTCCCGCCTTCCGCGACGGCGACCCGTCCGCCGAAGTCGAGCGCATGGTGTGGTGCTACCCCTTCCCGAAGGAAGTGCAGGAGGGGAAGACGATCATGCAGCGCATGCACTACTTCCGCCGCGACTTCACGGCGACGGAGTGCATCGTGTACCGCGACGCGGAGGCCGCACAATTCGGCGCCACGATTCAGTGGGTTGTCGACGAAGAGGCGACCGCGAAGGCGCGCCACAACTTCGGGTTTTGCCCCGTCGTGTGGATCCGCAATCTCCCAGAGTCGCACTGTTCGGACATTGATGGCACGGGCCTCTATGCCGGGCTGGAAGACGAGTTCGACGCGCTGAACTTCGCGCTTTCGCAGCAACACCGCGGCATCAACTACTTCGGCACGCCGCAGGCGTACGAGACGAACGTCGCAGAGGGCGAGCAGCCCGCGGCCGTCGTGCGCACGGCAAAGCCGCGAGGCGAGGACCCGGTCAAGGGTGGCGCGTTCGGCGTCAACCCGAAGAAGGCGCGGGCGCTCGCCCCCGACGAGATTTGGAGCTACAGCGGCGAGGCGCACCTCGGCATTCTGGAGACCAGCGGCAGGGCGTTCGAAGTCGCCGGAAAGCACATCATGAGCGTGCGCTCCCGCATCCTGGAAGCGCTCTCCGTGATGCTGCTCGACCCCGAGACCGCGATGCAACGGGACCTCGCGGGCGTGGCGATCCAGCGCCTCTATGCCCCGATGTTCGCCTTCGTGGACGAATTGCGGGAGCACTGGTGGGAACACGGGTTCGCCAAAGTGCTTTCGATGATGCTGCGCATCGTCGCCGTCACGAAGGGCGAGCGGCTGCTCATCCCCGGAGCAACGAAGGCCGCTCCCATCCTGCAACGTTTCATCGTGGATACGACGGAGGGCCCGTTGTGGCTCCCGCCGACGATCACGCCGACGTGGGGCGACTACATGTCGCCCTCTCCGGCCGATATCAAGACCGCCGTGGAAACGGCCGTCATGGCGAAGGACGGCAAGGTCATCACCGGCAAGACTGCGACCGCGTACGTGGCTCCCTACTTGGGCGTCGCGGACCCGGACCAGGAGGCCGAGGACGCGGAAGCAGAGGGCGCCGAGTCCGCCCACGCCGCGCTTGAAACCGCCGTGAAGACCATGGCGGACAAGCAGACCCCGGAGAGCGATGCCGAACCGGAAGCGGATCAACCCGGAGTCGATTCCGAGCCGGTGGAGGATGCTGCACCTTCGCAGCGCGGCGTCGAGGCTCCAACAGGAACGTGAGGCCCTCGCGCGGCTACAGCGCACCGTGGAGCGCGTTGTCGACTTCTACCGGGCCAATGCCCTCGCGAACCCCAAGCGCGCGGCAGAACGGGCAGCGGACGCGCTAAGGCGCATCCTCCCCGAGACCTTCGTCGCCATCCGTCGCGCCGCTCGTGAGAGCGCTCGGGAGAACCTCGCGCGTCAGTACCTCTTCGCCGCACACGAGAGCGGGATCCGCGTCGCCCCTCCCGCCCCGCTGGATACGACGTCGACAGACCGCAAGGCCGCCGAGCAGGCGGCCAACGAATACGCCGATGCGTGGCTGAAAGCCGCGATGAAGGCGATCGAATCCGAGAAAGCGGAACGTGCCGAACGCGCTTGACCAAGCGACGAAAGCCGCGGACCGCTTCGCCGAAACGCTCACCATCACCGAAGTCCAAACCGCGAGCGCCGACGAAGTAGAGCGGCAGACGGACGAGACATCGCGCGCGAACGCTGCCGCCGCTGCGCTGCTCGTGAAGGTTTGGGACGCGACGCTCGACTCGCGCGTATGCCCCGTTTGCTCGCGCAAGGACGGCGAGTGGACGCTCATCGGAATGCGCTTCTCTGGCGGGCAATTGCCCGCACACGTTCATCGGCGGTGTCGCTGTTCAAGCGAACTTCTGCCGCTCCGAGTGCTTCGCGAACTCCGCGTCATCTGACGCGCGACTACTACCGCAAGGGATCTGCATCATGGCCTTCTTCTGCACCGTTTCCGGTGTCCGCATCGTCTCGCCCGGAGTCGCCAAGTGCGCCGGGGGCGAGGTGCCAGAATTCGACGCGTCGGACGCGTCCGAAGCGGCCGAGTCCGCCGCGCGCGCCGCCATCGTGGCGAACCGCCTGGAAGAGAGCGAGGTCGGCCCGAGCGCCGACACGATCGCGAAGGCTGGTGCCGCCGCGATGGACGAGATGACCAAGCCGAAGGCGAAGCCCGCCCCGGCGAAGAGCAACACCTGAGAGCCTGAGGGCACAGGGGAGAACACATCATGGCTGTCGTTTCCGGAACGGTTCACAGCGTCAACACGGTCCCCGGTCTGGCGGGCAGTGTCGGCGCACTCCAGGTCGCACAGATCCTCTTCACGGTCTCGGGCACCTACGCCCAGGCCGACAACGGCATCCTGTCCGGCGTCGCCGCGCTCATCAGCGCGAGTCGGCGCAACGGCAAGACCGTCACCCTGGTCGACTGCATGGGAGGCCCCGAGGCCACCAAGAGCACCGACCCGAGCGTGTACATGTACTGCAAGGGTGCCGCGGTGTCCTCGGCGGACATCACGTTCGAGATCACCCTCTCGAGCTTCACCACGGAATACACCGACGCGACCGCCGTGGTCGCGCAGGCGCGTCCGTTCTCGCTGCTCGTCTCCTTCGTCGAGTCGTGACCGTAGCCGGGTAGTTCCGGCGCTCCACACCTACGCCCACGCGAGCGCATCGCGGAATTGGAGAGACCGACATGCCCGAGCCCCTCGCGGCCCCGGAAGCGCCCATCGTTGCGCCTTCCCGAGCCACCGCCACTCCCGCTGGCGCTCCCGCTGCCGGTCCCGCGACACCCGCCACGCCCGCCGCACCCGCCTACGCGGTTCCCATCGTGCCAGCTCCCGTGGACCCCGACACAG